TCGCATGCGACCCCTGCCATTGGAACGCACCCTCCCGGGTGTGATCCTGCTAGCGGATAGGCCTGTCACAGTTTACCGTCGGGAGACGGAATCCTGCGTCAAGCTTTTCCTTTGGCGGACCAAAAGTCCAGCCAAATGCTAGTGGCAGTGATGCAACTCTGGCGTGGCAGGACGACCTGTCCTGACGTGCTCCAGTCTTGCATCTGCAATCCGGGTGTTACCCCGGACTGATATCGCTTGGCAGCGATATTAGGCTGTGCTACAGCAGTGCTTGGTTAGCATGCATGGCCCTTCCCCAATCGTGAGATTATGGAGAGACCATGGTAGCACCAGTAACTGGCCCGTTTTCGAGTCTTCGGACCCGAAATGTGGTCAACCCGTCGTACGGATGGACCATGCAGTGGGGTGATACCCGCCGCACTTGGTACCGACAGGGAAAGCCTTACAACCTTCCTCTGCCGTACAACTTTTCAGACAAACAAATCCTCAAGTGGGAACGGAGCCACGACGCTTACTACGTCCAAACTCCCGACCTTCCAAACGGACTAATGTCTGGAATCTCGGCCATCGCCTACGCACAAGCTTATAGCAAGTTTGTCGACGAGGTCAAGGGCACTGCGGCGGAAGCTGCAGTGAACTGGGCCGAACGGAAGCAAGCCGTATCGACTATCCAAAAGAGGTCGATGCAACTGCTTTCGTTTGTGCGCGATGTCCGTAACCTGAAATGGTCGCGAGCCTGGCGTACGCTAGGCTTTCGGAATCCCCCCACCGCTCGCCCAACTAAGCGAGAGGTGAAGGATTTGGGAGGACTGTGGCTCGAGTTTTGGCTCGGCTGGTCACCCCTCATTTCAGACATTGGTAACGCAGTAGAGATTCTCCAAGGAGAAGTTCCTACTTTTCGCGCGAGTGGTCGAAAGACTGTTCGTTCCGCGTGGGTGGGATCCGGATCCGGTTGGACGTACCGCAAGTTTGTCGAGCGGGCGTCCTGGAGGATTGATGCGCGGGTTGTGGTGGATAACCCCAACCTGCTGCTTGCCAACAAGCTGGGCTTTGTAAACCCAGCTGGGATTGCTTGGGAACTGGTTCCTTTCAGCTTCGTTGTTGATTGGTTCGCTAACGTTGGCGACTTCCTTGGGTCCTATACGGACTTCATGGGTGTGTCGCTACGTGACGCTTACAGGACCGAGTACATCGACCATTGGCAGCGTTCGCAGTACTCTGGGAGCTACTACAAAGCTTTCGAGGGTCGCGTCGTCGCTGTCAATCGATCCGTGGGAGCCCCGCCAGGGCCCCAGCTGATCATCAGGCCCTTCACAGGGCTTTCCGTGACCCGCGGCTTAACCGCTGTGAGTCTTCTTCTTCAACAGTTACGTAAGTAACGCCTTTCCGGAGCAAATATGCCCCAAATCGCAAACCTCGTCGTCAAGAAGAACGACGGTACCACCGATGTCACCTTCACGGCCATCCAGCCGTCCGCAGGTGACAAGGCCCCCGCCATCTGGCGGAACGAGGCTGTTGGAAGTGCCATCGCGCACCGACCGACGCTGCTGCTGACCTCCCGTAACAACGGGTCCGGTACGGCACGGCGCCTGGAAGGTCAAGCGGTGTTCCCTTCCACCGTCACGGGTACCGACGGTCGCGTAACCGTCGCGGATCGCCTCATCATCAACCTGAACGCGGTTGTCCCCTTGGGGATGCCGTCGACGGAGGTGAACGAGGCCGTCGCGCAAAGCCTGAACCTGTTCGCCACCTCCCTGGTGAAGGACAGCGTCAAGTCCGGTTACGCTCCCAGCTGACGCGACTGGGAGAAGACCATGCACTGTGTACTTCCACGTGAAGTGGAGCGCACGATCCTCGCCATGTGCGAGGACCTCGCCACACCCGTTTCCCTCGGCGTAGCGATACGCGTAAGGTATGGGTGTTGGGACGATCTCGCTTCGATGCGAGTCGACCCGAAGCACTATCTCAAGGCTGAGGCTTACTGGGCTGACGCTCAGTGTGTCTCTTTTCTTCGAAAGTGCCAGGACCTTCCCACGAGCTTCGACCGCAAGGCCGCAGCTCTAAAGAATTTCTGGCACGCCGAGAGGGAGTGCTTCCGCACCAACCAGCGACTACTACCTTTTCTCTACGGTAAGGCTTATGCCCCCGAAGAGGAGGGGATCTACAGCTTCCTGCTGCGGGTCCGAAAAATAGTAGAAGCTTTGTTAGGCCCCTGTCCGGATGTTATGGACGGGAGGTTTGGCCCAGGTGCGACTTTTGGCGATAGGGGGCAGTTAACTACCGTTCCCGACAAGATGTCTTCCTGTCCCACTCTGACTACTGGCGCGTTACCTTTTGCGGCATTCCCGTGGAAGGCGACCGCGTGGGCTTCGGCCTGCGCAAGTGCCGGTCGAGAGAGCGAGCTGGTCCGGGGGAATCGTTTCACAACGGTTCCCAAGGACTGTACCAAGGACCGCGGCATTGCCGTGGAACCTAGTATCAACCTGTTCTTCCAACTGGCCTACGGGTCAGCGATGAAGAGAAGGTTGGCTCGTGCAGGTCTTGACCTGCTCATGGCGCAAGATGTTCACAGGCGGGTTGCCTGTGAGGCCTCTATCCGGGGCCACTTAGCGACCATTGATCTCTCAAATGCTAGCGATACCGTCTGCAAGAACCTAGTCAAGTTCTTGCTCCCATCCAAGTGGTACGCGGCCTTATCAGCCTTGCGTAGCCCCTTTACCCTCGTTGAGAAACGGTGGGTTATGCTGGAGAAATTCAGCTCGATGGGTAACGGTTACACATTCGAACTAGAGACCGTCATCTTCGCCGCCATTTCTATGGCGGCGGTGGAAGCGAGCGGTGTCCACCCCATCCTTGGGGTGAACGTGCTCGTATTCGGGGATGACATCATCGTCCCTACGGAGTCGGTTCGGTGTGTTCTTTCCGCTTTGCGTTGGCTCGGTTTTACGCCGAATGGGGACAAAACGTTCTCTGAAGGCCCTTTCCGAGAGAGTTGTGGCGGGGACTACTTCCTGGGGACGGACGTCCGTCCGTTTTTCCTAAAGGAGTTCCCACGTGAGCCGCAGCAGTTCATCGCATTGGCTAACGGCATTAGGCGACTGGCTGGTGAAGACCAGCAGTTTAGCCCTCGTCATCATCTTCTGCGCCGTTCTTGGTTTTGCGTCCTGGACGCTTTACCGAGTCATGTACGTCGGCTCCGAGGCCCTAGGGCTCTCGGGGACATCGTCATACACGACGACGCAGAACGATGGCAACGTCGTTGGCGACACGGAATCCGGTATATTCAATGCTATCGGCCGGCTACTTACAAAGTAGTCGACTGGCGGCATTGGTCACCGGACGTAGTGCTAGCCACAGCCTTGTATACCGCTGGTGACGCGACCGCTGGAATGCGGTTCGCACCACTGGGTGGCCGAAAGCCTTCCGACCTAGGGGTAATACCCAGGAAGGGGGTTCTAGGCTACAAGGTTGGTTGGGTGCCCTACTCGTAAGAGCGGGGCTCCTGGGGACTGATAATCCCTAGGACAGCTTTGGGCCCTCCACATTGGGGCCTTGGGGGGAAGCTCTGCTTCCATAAGAAGGTG